ATATAAAGGTTTTGAGTGTACTATCACACTCCTGACGAGGCTTTAGCCGAGCTAGCAACCTAGCGAACATTACGTTCACTTAGACGACTATGTAGCTCAGCATTAGACATACGAGATGCACCACGCTTAACACTATGATTGGGAGATGGTGGGAAGATTGACACCATGAACTCGGTAGCAGCGAACGCACATATTACAGCTACCCAACCACCAATCATACATACTATCAGTAACCCATAAGGGTCAGACAACATAGCATTCATAACGATACTCCATACCCCTAAGGGTTCTATAGGATCTCACAGACCCTGATTAATGTGTGATACCTGACGGTACCTGACTGGTTACTACTGGGTTCTTAGGGAGTCTTAGGGCTATCCCCAAGGCCCCCCGAGACCCTTCACCACTAGCAGGATTCTCAGAGACCTCTAGGGAACCTACTGATACCTACTGCTAACGAAGCTTCAGCTGAGTCCATCAGGATACTACAGAGTGTCTATAGGGATTAAGGGGGGTCTACAATGATATACGGGGTACCCTAACCCCACGCCTTATCTATGTACTCCCTAAGGACCCGATAGACCTCATTGCATTATAGTACCTTATAGAGAGAGAGAATACGTAGGAAGTTATACCTAACGGTAGAGCTTACCCGACAGTACACAGACTGGTACCCTTAAGGTACCCACTGAACATTGTAGCTTAAGGTACGAAGGGGGCCTTAAGACCTTATAGACATTTATAGTCTATATGGAGAATACAGATATTCTGTGTGGAGTCTAATGCCCCCTTCCCCCTAGGGACCCTAAGGCATCCTGGACACGGCTAGATACCTTAGAGATACCTATAGGATAATACTTCCTATGGTTCTTCTCTCTCTGGTAACCTATAAGTCTGGGAGGACACCAATGAATAACAAACAGAAGCTAGCAGTGGCTAAAGAAGTACAGAAACGTAAGAAGCTATTAGACTACGAGGGGGACTTTGAGTTATTCTCAAAGGACCAGATAAAGATTCTTACCAAAGATTCTTCTAAAGGGTTTATACCTTTCCAGTTTAATGAAGCTCAAAGAATTGTAAATGCTAAGCTAGAGAAGCAACTTAAAGAACATGGCCGTGTTAGGGCTATAGTCCTTAAGGGAAGACAGATGGGGTTGTCTACCTATGCTGTTGCCAGAGTCTTCTGGAAGTCTTACTTCAATGCATATAACAAGTCAGTTGTAATGGCACATGACTCAGCCACATCTGACTCCCTCTTCAACATGTCACGTAATACTATTGCTAACATGCCTGAAGAATACAGACCACAGTTCAAGAAATCTAATGCCAAAGAAATTATGTTCGATCACAATGATTCCGGATATAGACTCTACACGGCAGGTTCTCCTGAAGCTGGTCGAGGTACTACACCTACCATTGCACACCTCTCAGAGGTAGCCTTTTGGACCCATGATGAGAAGATCCTTGCAGGTCTCTTTCAGGGTATATCCGAAGCTGATGGTACGGAAGTGATACTAGAGTCCACCGCTAATGGTGTTGGTAATGAATTCCATAGGTTATGGAAGGGTGCAGTAAATGGTGAGAACGATTACGTTCCTATCTTTGTACCATGGTTTTTAATGCCGGAATATAGAAGAACAGTACTAGAACCCGAAGAGTTCCAAAAGACCCTTACAGAAGATGAGAAGAAGATACAAGAGATATATGGTCTTGATCTCCAACAAATCTACTGGAGACGTTTAAAGGTAGCTGAGGGTGGGCTAAGTAAATTCCGACAAGAGTACCCGTTATGTCCTGAGGAAGCCTTTCAGGTTTCTGGGTCTAACGTGTTTAGCATTGAGAAGCTACAGTCTTTAATACCAGATAAAGTAATGAAGAGGCAGATGTTTAGTTTACCATCATCTTCTTTTGAGGATCACCCTGAGGGTACCCTGGAGATCTTCCAGTATCCTAAGTTTGATGTTAACTTTGTAATTGGTGCTGACTGTGCGCTTGGTGTAGGTCAAGACTCCTCCGCATGTGTTGTAATGAATCCGGAGAATGAAGTCGTGGCAGTATATAGAAATAATAGAATTGACCCTACGCAGTATGGGGACTTATTATTCTATTTAGGAAGATACTACAACAACGCCTTACTGGCTGTTGAATCTAATTCCTTAGGCATAGCAACACTGAACCGTCTTAAGCAGATGAAGTATGTGAACCTATACCACCAAACCAAAGTAGCGAACGTGTCTAATGAGGAAGGCAACCGTCTTGGATGGCGAACAACGCAAGCTACTAAGCCCATGATTATCGGGCATCTTAAGAACGCAATTGAGAATGATGACATCAATCTTGCGTCCACACGAATCATCCAAGAATGCATGGATTACGTGTCTGATGCCAATGGTCGTACCAATGCCATATCCGGTGCTCACGATGACACCGTTATTGCAACAGCTATAGCACTTGAAGTCCTTAGGACTCATAGAGATAGGCTGACCAATACTAGGGTCGGCTTCCAAAACCAACAGTATGTGGAGGACACTACTGCTTGGCTATAGTTGTAAAGTTTCCCCATTAGTCCTCCAGCTAACGCTGTGGTTTAGGGTGACATACGTGTTTCGGGAAAAAGAAGCTACAGGAACCTATTTTAACGAATGAATGATGGATTGTGTTAATCCAATATAAGAGGATATGAAATGACAGACCCCCAAGGATATAAGGAACAAGTAACAGATGATGAGCTGATGAACATCATTAACTCAGAAGTAACTAACTCGCAAGGTAACTTCCTTGATTCCTCTGAACTTTCAGATGAACGAGAGAAAGCAACATACGAATATGCGATGCAGCCTGTAGGACATTTGGCCCCACAGGGTGTATCTAAAATTGTATCCTCAGATACCGTTGAGGCTATCGAGGGGTACTCTGCAGTTCTATCTGAACTGTTGTTAGATAATAAAAAACTAGCAAAATTTATACCATGCAACTCCACACCTAAAGGTGTTCACGATGCTCGTGCAGCGTCTGACCTTGTTAACTACTGTATCTTTAAAAAGAACAGTGGTTGGGGTTTGATTAATACTTGGATGAAAGCAGCTCTTCTATGGAAGAATGCTGCAGTAGCTTGGGAGTACGTTGAAGACTTCGAGCTAAGCTTTGATGAGTATGAAGAGATCACCCCTGAGGCCCTTGACATTCTACTAGCTGATGCTGAAGTAGAAGTAGTCGGTGACCTTTACATGGATGAGACTGGTGTGTATAAAGAAGTACGTGTAAAGCGTACCCACAATAAGAGTGGCGTAAAGATCCGTAACATCCAGCCTGAGTCTTTCCTTATTAACCAAGGGGCTTCTTCTATTCAAGATGCATCCTTCGTTGGTGTCCAAGAGGATATGACTCGATCTGAGATTCGTAAGATGTACCCAGAGTTTGCAGATGACATTGACTGGGAATCTACTGATGACCGTTACACCTTTATGTCTGCTATAAATACTGAGAAAGCAGCCCGTAGGACCTCTGTGGGTCTATCAAACCTTACACACAACCAAAGCCAAACAACTGAAGCTAACATGATAGCTAGTGTCGTTGAGTGCTGGTTACGTGTTGATCGTGATGGTGACGGTATTGCTGAGCTTAAAAGATTTATCACTGTGGGCGATAACATTCTGTTTGAAGAAGATGTTGAGTCGGTTCAAGTGTGTGAGCTAAAACCTTTTGACATCCCACACGAGTGGGCTGGTCTATCTATGGCTGACATGACTCGACCTTCAACCCTAGCGTCTACAGCTATCCTGCGTGGTTTTGTTGAGAATACTTACTTAACTAACTACTCACCGAAGCTAGCTGACCCTAACGTTGTAGACTTCTCTGCTTTGCAGAATATGAAACCAAAACAAATTGTACCTACTAATGGTAACCCAGCTCTGGCTGTGCAGAACATGCCACCAGAAGCTATGTCCACAGGTACAGTGCCTCTGCTTGAGTTCTTGCAGAAGCATAAGGAACAGGCTAACGGGCTTTCAAAAGCAGCCCAAGGTCTAAACGATACTCTCTATGTGTCTGGTAACTCAGAGCAGAAAGTGTCATCTGTGCAATCCGCAGCACAAACACGTATCCAACATATCGCCAGAAGATTTATGGAGACAGGCTTAGCCGATCTCTGTGAAGGTGTGTATAAGACGATGATTAAGGAAATGCGTGGGCAGGAAGTAGGGTACTATGATCGTAATGATTTCTACTCTACCATTGATCTTAAGACACTACCAGATTCTATGATGCTTAAAGTAGAAGCAGATGTTGGTGATTCAAGCAATGCAACTGTAATGAAAAAGATGCAAATGATTGGTGAGCAAGTGCTACCCGGTCTAGTTAAAGTTGGTTTCCAAGGGGCAGTAAACCCCACAGCACCAGCTACTATTGCATTTAAAACCATTGAGGCTTTAGGTGAAGACCCGTTAAACTACATAGTAGACTACACTTCCGAAGAGTATAAAAAGTCAGCAATGGAGGGCAAACAACAAGAGGCTAAGGCAGCTGAGATGAAGAAAGCTATGGAAGAGCAAACCATCCAAACTAAGATGGCACTCGACCAAGCAAACGTCGATTACACTAATGTGCAATCTCAGAATGCTATTCAGGATAACCTAAAGCAGCTTGTTGTAGCTTTAGATAAGTCATATCAAGAATGGGCAAAGTTAAGTATTTCTGCAGGGAAGGAAGGACAAGTCATTCCGGAACAGCCGAACGTACAGGAGATGTACGCAACGGCGCAGGATTTAATTCAGCAAACAATGACCCAGCCACAAGGTAACGGAAAGCCGAAGGAAGAAGAAGGCCCTCAGCAGGAAGAGATCGCCCCTACTCCTGATGCTATTGAAGCTTTCTTAGGACAAGGTGGTGGAGGTATGATGTAAGGGGGTGATTCCAATATTTAAATATACCACCCCAGTTTAGTCTGGAGCGTATCTGATAAAGCGTGTGGTATACTTTAATGAACTGTGGGGCCCAGATGGGCCCTGCAAACTTACGACACTAACTGAGGAGATATAGTGAATAAGTATAAAGAAGGGGCTAAACGAAAGTTTAAGCCAAAGATGGATCATAAGACCGGAGAGTATAAAGCTAATCCGTTTATTGATTCTCAAGAAGCATTGTCAAGTGCAATGTTTGCTAAGAAAGAAAGAGATGAGTTCTTCACAGAAGCTTACTCTGACATCCTAGTAGACCTCTTCACACAATGGTTAATCACAGAACCACACAGTAACAAAGAGCGTGAGTATCTATATCATGTTGCCATGGGCCTTGGCTCAGTCAAAGAACGTCTACTTAAAATTGAAACCTTTGGCTTTAACCAAGAGCAAATGGAAGTTAATAGATCTCAAGAAGGAGACGAATAAGTGGATTATAAGAAAGTAAATGAAAAGAAGTTAGAACGAGCACTGGAGAACGCTGAGAGATCTCTTTGTGCTATTGTTGATGAGATAGCTATCGGACCCGGTAAAGCCCGGTATTTCGCTGGCGATCTAGTTAATGCAAGTCGAGCCCTAAGTATCTTAGAGGACATCGACAAAGCCCGAGCGCCTAAGAAGAAGGCTGCGGTTAAACAGGACTAATATAGGATAACAAATTATGAGCAATGAAAACACTACAGCCTCTACCCGTTCGGATGACGCTGGTTTTACTGCTGGTCAAGATAGTCAATCATTCGATGACATTCCAGTTCCCATGGGCCCAATGGCTGAGGCTTTAG